CGGCCCGTGGTGCGCCAGCCTGGCCACCAGGTATGTATCCCTGCTGTTGACCGTAGGTAACACCTGCTCCGGTCAGTCCACCAATTGCACCTGCTTTTAAAGCTTCCGCTGGCGACATGCCCGCTGCCAAACCAAAACCCGTACCTAATGCTGCACCTGTGAAACCTTGGTTTAAGACGCTGCCCGCCGCACCGGGCATGTAGCCGCCGATGGTCGGAGCGATTGTTCCGCCAATGTAGCCCATAGCCGCACCTTTGAGCACGTCTTTTAGGTTTCCACCGCCCAAGGCGGCCACGCCGCCTCCAACAATGGCGGCAGTGCTTGCCATGCCAAGGCCTAAATTAAGGCCGGCCGGGCCAAGGGCCATGGTCAGGCCAATGGTCAAAGCAATCTTGCCAATCGGGCTTGCAGCTACCTTTTTTACCGCCTTTACCACTGTTCTAGCAGGCGCGGTAACTGCCTTCCATCTGTCGCTGAGATAACTGTATTCCCGCAACCCTGTGTAAGGATTGATCGACCCAAGGCCGCCTGCGCTACGCAGCATTTCAGCTTCTCGTGGATTGATGTGGGCAAGAATGGTATCGCCGTTGCGGCCCTTAGACTGGAGCAGCTTGGCAGCGTCTGCCAAACCACCGCTCTTCATTGCCATGGGTTCTTGTGGTCCGGGGCCCATGGCCTCTGGAGAGACGTTCTGTGCTTGTTGAATACGTTGCTCGTTCAATGCCGCCAACATGGTGGTAATGAACCCTTGATCAAACTCAGGCGGGAAGTCATCTTCATCAATAGCACCCGCTTCAATACCGGCACGGATCACTTCCTTGTACTGGTCGGGGTACTGCATCATGTATTCAAGCAGCGTAATAAACGCCTCTATCTCGCTGGGCTTGAGATTGAGTTCCGATAGGCTAGAGCCAATGGCAGACTTGTATTCGCCAAAGGCCTGCGGATTGGTATCCTGCATGGCAGAAGATGCCGCGTCGTACGCGTCTAAGCTTGAGACGTAGCCCTGTGGGGGCTGTTGTTGCTGCTGTTGCATGGGCATGGGAGCCGCCATGATGCCTTCATTCGCCATGATTATCCTTTCCAGTTGATGCCAAGGGCCGCGTGGGCCGCGCGTCGGGAAAGGACGCGAATATGGCTGTAATTATGTCGCATTTCCCTAGTTCCTGTCTACCAGAAGTGCACTCGCTACTACGTAAACATTGCTTTGCGAAGACGTAACTACCAAGGTATCAAGCTGCTCAAGCACCAAAGGGCCTGCATTCCAGCCAGCCAAGAGGTCTACATACTTGCCGGGAGCTACCGCTTCCAAAGGCACTAGGGGGTGCGTTCCAGACCCACTAGGGGAAAAAGTAACGGTTATGTTGGTGCTTGCTGCATCTGAGTTTGCTATCCAAAGAGACTTAACAATAGCCGTTGTGGCCGCAGGAACTGTAAGTACAGTGTTTGCAGTGGCCGCAACCAAAGTCTTTTGAAAGCGTTTATATGCGTTTGCCATTATTTTCCAAAAAACCAAGTCTGTGCCTGGTCCTTGTCCTCGGTTACAACAGGCGTGTAAGTACTGTTGAGTTGTAAAATAATCTGCTCAAGCGAGCGCACCAGTTGGTTGAACTGCGACGCATCGTAGGCAGGCAATGCGTTGGGCAGTCGGACGTTGGTGATTTTGCTCATCGCAATCCGTCCGGCTGAATGTCAACGCGCAATGTTCCATAGCGCCAATTGGTGTCTATATCACTGCTCTCAATGCGCAAGCTGATCTGTCTTCCGCGCGCGCGAGTGTCCACCTTCTCTGTGTTTGGAGCAATGATGTATGGGTCCAAAGAGCTTGGGCTTGCGCTGGCCTGCGGATAGGGACGCAACAGCAAATGCACTGTCAAGTTACCCTCTTGGTTCTTGAAGTCAGGGATGAACCGCTTCATAAACAGCATCTGCTCGCCGTCGCCAATGTCAAAGTAACCAGACTTGACCAAAGCCGTGATGGCCGTTCCATTGCCGTTCTTACCATCCTCTTGGTTGTATATCAAGGAACGACCGGCTGTCAGGCCGTTGATCGTACTGATACTGGTTTCAGTGCTGGTAGGAGAGTACTCAGCAGCAGTCGGTTTAGAGTAGGTGCCTAAATCCGTCCATGCTGTACGCGCCATAGTGCCAATAGACCAAACATTCTCTAAGTAGTTGTACGTCACAAATCGATCAATGTAGTCCGATGTGTATGAGCAATACCACCAGGTGACCTCGTTAAACTGAGTATTGACGCCGATATTTACCTTGGTGTTTTGTACAACGTTAATGTCTTGGAACACGTAGTCCTGCACTGTACATGCAAGCTTTTTCACTGTTCCGTCGAACATGAAGAAGGCGTCCTTGCCCATCCAAAACGACACGCCATTGACGTCAGCAGAGGCATGCGGGCCTATCAGTCCACAGTTAGCGCCCAGTTGCTGGAAGCCAAAAGTGTAGGGCGGACCGATGAATTGCATGCCATGCAAAGCAGTGTCTGTCCATATGAGAATCTGTCCTCTGGATCGATCGGCAGAGACGATGCGGTTGCCGTCCGTGAGCCGTTGTCCGCCGGCCGTGTTGGTTGCACTCTCAACAAAACTGGTAATGTCCTCCTGATTGGAGAAGCGAACAAACATGGGGTCCTGTGTCGCTGGAGTACCAATCGTGGACTCCGTGCCAAAGCACACCAAGTGTCTGTCCGGTGTGGACACAAGCGCATAGGTGCTCTTTGTGGGAGCGCCAGATATAACTGTTGCACGTACGCCAATACCGGCACTTGTGTCAAACAAATAGATGGACCCGTTCACGAGTTGGCATACGACGTCTTCGCCAAAATTATCAAACTGCCAGACCCGCGAATCAAGGGAGATGGAAGTAGAGGGTGGTCTTGGTGTTCCCCAAGTGCTCGCGCCCCACGTGCCAACGCCCCAGCCGTAGTCCGCTGTACTGACAGCGCTTCCTATATTAATTTGATAGGCAGCATTCGCAGTGCCTGCGGCGTTAACGGTGGACGTGGCAGCAGCAGGAGAAAGGATGGTGTATTCATTGGCATTTGTAATGAATTGAATCTCAAATTCACCAGTCAGACTTGCGTTAGAAATGCCTCCAGGGTTTCCTGTGACGGTTGAGAACGTAACAAAGTCTCCTGTAATACAACCATGCGCCGTGTCATTTACTGTGACAGTGGTAGAGGCATTAATTGTGTCAAAGGTGACCCCAACGGCTGTTCTACGAATAGGGGTGACATCTCCCCACAAAGCACCATACAAAGCGTACAGCTTTCTGTTGGTTCCCACGATCATGTAGGGCGCACCGTCCAAAGCATTCCAGGCGTATATCTCGCTGATCATGCCAACTAAGTAGGCAGCGCTCTCGTTAAATTGTGTCCAGCCGCCTATCTTCTCAGGAAGGCCATAGCGAAAGCGCACGTAGTCCGTGTCAATCCAGCCGCCTTCAGCGCCGTACTCAGTGTTTTGTTTATCTACACCAGGTTTGAGAACAATTCGTGCGAGTGCCATGGCTTATCTAAATCCTGCGGTTTTCTTTGCAATCTTCTTTGGTTGAGCCACAAACTGCTTGCCCGCCGCCTTGCCTTTGCGCTTGGCCTTGGTCGTGGCTGCATATTCAGCCGGGGACAAAGACTTGATAGCTGCTTCAGGAAGATACCGCTCACCTGTTTTTGACGAAGGCTTCCCCGACTTAGTGCGCCATTTTTGGTCACCCCAGTTTTTTAAGGATTGCTGTGGGGCTTTCAATCTCGGTAGCCTCCGCCTGCCTTTTTATAGCGCTGCGCTACCATTTGTGCTTTTCTGGCTGACCACTGTCCTGCGCCAGTGCCTGCTGTTGCCTCGGCCTTTACGGCGTTAAAGATACGTTTTCGTAACTCGGGCTTGGTGTAGTTGCCCGCAGCGTTGACCGTGGACTTTGCTTCGCCGCCTGCCTTGAATGAAGCGGTTTTAGCCGCATTGGCAAAGTCAGATTTCTTTGGCGCACCTTTGGCACCAACACTGCGCATCTTTTCTCCTGATCCAGAGGCAATGCGTTTTTTCTTGGCCGCAATGTTGGCATACAAACCGCCGCCTGCACTTTTCTTTACTGGGGTTTTCATATCAGCCTACATTTCTTTCAAAGTGAGGGCAGTCCACCAGGGACTTGAAGTTGCCGCCCCAACGGTTTTTAGGGTGCAGGGTTTCCCAGTAAGCGCCCAACGGCGCGAGGATTGCTTTGTCCCAAATGATTTTTCCGTCCTTGAAGAAATTCAAGTCTATGGCGCAGCGCTTTAGATGGATGGAATTCATAGTCTTGGAACGCCCCGTCTTAAAATAAATGGCTTGCTGTTCGGGCGTACGAGCAAGTTCCCCGCCGGTCACCACGAATCCTTGGTCTGTAGCGTACTGGATTAGCTTACACATGTCCAGCAAAAACGCAGCTTGTTCGGTGCTTAAGCTCATTTTCTGCCTTTCATTTCGGCTAATTTCTCAATGGTTCTGCCACCAAAATATGCGCCCATAATCAGCATCCCCCACTGCCCAAGCAAGGATACATAAGACTCGTTGGCGTTATAGCCAAAGGCAGACATCATGGCAAATAGGAAGTAACCTGAAAAGATGGCGATCAAGCTCATGGGGCGGATATTCTTAGACAACCAAGAGTCTGACCCCATGTCGGACTTCCAACGGTCTGTTACGTTGTTGTCCTCGTTCTTGGCGGCATCAGCAAACATCTGCAATTCAGCCAACTCCATCTTGGCCTTCTCAATACCAAGCTCAAGCAAGCGTTCTTCATGTTCAAACTGAAGCTGGCGCAGATTACTGACATCTTCAGGTGTGGGGTCGTCAGGAATCTTTACGCCCAAAGTCTTTTCAACAACCTCTTTGCCTTTGGCTTGGATAGCGCTGGAGAGTAGTGTCAGCCCATTTTGGGCCAAGCTACCGAGGAGGGATGCGACTATTGGAATCATTTCGTTTTTCCTTTTCAATTTCTCTACGTAACTTTTCCATCTTTTCAATTTGCTGTTTGGCTTCATGCTTCATTTGAAGCACATCCATGTACAGCATTCCAATCAACGGCAACAACACAACTACAAGCAAACAAGCGGCAATCCATCCCACAACTAACTCCCAGTCCTGTTTAAGAGGGCTAACAGTAGCCACAGGTATAGGAGGAAAAGAAAAGTCGCCAGCAGGTACGCCTGCCTTTCTCTTAGGAGCCGCTCCTCTTCCTTGCGTTGCCATGATTCATCATCCCGTTTCTTCCTTGCCTTGTCCTGTTCTATCTTAATGACATCCCGCATATCAAAAACTTTTGAGTACAAAGCGCCCATTTCTTTAGGAGCGCCGTACACCATTGCTTCCCTAATCTCCACCTCCAACAGCGCCATCTGGTCTTGAGCCATTACCCGCTTCAGGGCGGCTTCCATTAAGTTAGCGTCAGGGTCGTAGACTGTCTTACTCTTCTCTTCTTCTTCCCTTATGTGGTCGGCAAGCTGTTCTTGCAGTTTGAAAAACTGGGAAAGCTGGACAACGATGTCTGCCATGACTTGGGTTTCGTCAACGGCAACGTAGGCTTCCTTCTTTTTCGCCACAGGCTTGGCTTGGGCGGCGGGTGCTGTTCCGAAGAGCTTTGCCCAGAATCCTCTGACTGCTTTGACATCTGAAGCAACTTCATCAACAGTCTTCTTGATCTCCATGAAAGACGTTTTAGCGTCTTTGTAAAGCTTGCATCCCTGCTTGATAGCAGAGACACAGGCATTGGCGGCAAAGAGAATGCTGAGTGGGTCAATGATTACTCCGCTGGC